AGTCGCACTTCTTTCCCATAATACTCATACTCTACTGTTACGGTTTTCTCTATCAACTGAAAGCCATATTGCTCCTCAACGAAATCAATACTTTCAGCCACTAAGTCGGCAATGAGAGAATCATCGGCGGAGGTATCAACCCTCATCCAGGCCTTAGCATCGGCCGTACTTAACACATCGGTTGAATCATTTGTTCCGGTATCAACGGTACTAAAAGTGAATGGACCGGTTTTTCCTTTGAATGGAGATTTAAGCATTGAGTTCCTCGACTAATTTTTCGGCTTTGTATTTTGGAAGCCTATCGATGATTTGGTTGTTCTTTTTCACGTAATACATGGTCTTAGTGTTCTCGTCTTTTTCCATGTACGCCTTAGCCTCTACTGTATAAGCTCGTTTGTCCTCTTTCGTTTCGTATGCTAGTCCTTTATATAGAAGCTCGGCCATCGCCGTTTTATCTAGCCGGAGAGGATCATTCTTTTTGATTCGTTGATTCTTGTGGATAAAACTTCGTTTAGCTCGTAACATAATAGTAAGGTTTAATGAGAAGGATGGAGCGGAATCGAACCGCTCCAAGTTCCAAACATCCTTGTAGCAATATTAGCTATTGCCTGCATTCGTGATAGCAGTTGTGAAGTTACCAAAAGCACCTGCATTAGGTAGGTACGTTGGTAAAGCCAAACGGCCGGCAACTTGTACGGTAACTAAGTCTTTGATTGCGTTGTCTTGGTCCTGCTCGTAGAAACGAACGGAAACAGACTCACGATCAAATAGAGTACAAAGTTGTGCGAAGTCAGCCACTAAGAAGTCATCCGCATCTCCATCGGTGTCGTTGATTGCGTTGGTAGCAATAACTGGAACACCTAAGATAGAAGGAACACGCGTTCCAAAGATAACATCTTGTGGGAATATGTAACGGCCTTCGGAGTCTTTGTTGCGAATCATATCGAAGTATCGACCGATTGACATCATTACTGCAGAAGGTTGGAAGTTACGATTACGGATTTGCTTGATAGCCTCTAGTAACACATCGTACTCTTGGGCATCGGTATCGCCGGTGTAAGAGTCTAAAGTGTAATCGGTAGAGGTTACAGTAAGACCGTAAGTAGAGTCATACAAGTTGTATGCATCCTCCGCTTTCATGTACTTCTCCATACCTCGTAAAGAGATGTGAGAAGCTAAGCCGGCAGTATCATTGAGAGCCTCTTTTGATACTCGGAAGTGAGCGGAGATTTTCTCTACAACGGCATCAGTCGCGGTTAAATCAAAGTCATTCTGTCCGGATGCAATAGCTTGAGCGGTTACGCCAGTATTGTCGGTGAAGTTTGATTCTTTGATGAAACGGATTTTGTCCGAGTTAGTACTACCAACCGGCAGGAACTGTCGCACGTGAACTCGTCTTTCCGGATCGAACTTAAATCCTGGAACGTAGTCAGCCGGTATAACATCGCCAGTAAAAGCATCCACAGTGTCAGCAGATCCGACGATTGCCTTAGTGTCCATAGTAAAGCCGGAGATTTGTCCTGCTTTGAACGCCTCTATTTGGTCTTTGCTATCGTTTAGCTTATCAGCTAGTAAAGACTTGAACGATTGCGCTTTACCATTAGAACCAAGTCGGTTGTTACCTTTCTCGATTGCTTCGATTCTTTCCTTTTGAGAGGCAATTACCTCCTCAAGGTTTTTTATCTCGCTCTTGGTAGCTTCATCAGCTTCGCCAGAGAGTTTCACTTGCTCCTCGAGAGCGTTGTAACGGTTCTCAAGTGCTTTGGTTTGTTCGGCTAGTCCATCCTTTACGGAAGCCAAGCCTTCTTTCAATGTTTTTTCGATGTCCATAATTTGAACTCCTTTTCGATTTCTAGTTGGTTGTTGAATTGTTTGAATATAGCATCCAAATCGGCTTCATCCTCTTGAGAAGTGATTGGCTCGGCTTCCATCGTTTGAAGTGATTTCGTGAATGATTCCTCAAAGTTCTTGATGTGCATTTCAATCAGCCCGAATGTTTCGTCGGTATAATCGCCGGTATAAAATGCCTTGCTTAATTTCTTGTATTGGTCGAGTTGGTCGGCCATTGAGCCTTTGGCCATTCCACCTTTGGCCATCTCATTTGCTCCCCATGTAACGGTTGAACCTTCCCACATCTTAACCTCTCTCACAATGTACGCCTCATCCTCATTGGAGTAATCTCTTTGCACAAAGTTTATCCCAACTGAATGCTCGGTTAGTACTCCATCTCTATACAATTTCAATACATCCGTTCCGAGTTGCGTATCGGTTATGGCCGTTCTAAAGAATAATCCCTTCTCATCCTCTACTAACATACTAGGCTTGCCCAATACCGTTAACGGATCGTGTTGGTATAAGTGCATGATACGCCCCTTACCGTTTGGGCCGTTCTCTTTTATTGTCTTAGTGTATGCTCCTGGCATGATAATATCGCCATCGGAATCTTTATAGTCGAATACTGAATAGTACCCCTCAATCATACGGCGCTCAACATCGACATCTTTAACAATGCCGGCTCTCTTTGTGATAAATGGATTCATACTTTTTGGTTTTGTTGATTCAGAGGTTTCTACCATCTTTTCCTCGTCAATTTGTTTTGATTTCCTTATCGCCCAATCTACACCCGAAGTACCACCCCAAGCATCCCACATCAAACCTCCGCATCCCTCATCATAGGGAACGTCTTTGTGTTGCCGATGCCGGTTAAATGAGGCCATACGTTTTACCACATCCTCCGAGATTGGTTCTCGATTAGCCAACTGCGTTGCCCTTCTCCATCCTACCGGAGTTCCGCATCCTCTAGGATTACCGGATTCCTCCTTGTACTTCAAGGCCCGCCTGGCGTTATTCGATGCACTCTTTGGATAATCAGTATAACTCATTCAATACTTTTTACTAAAAATACGGATTTTTTACGTTATTTTACAATTACCCTTGATATATTCCCAAAACCATTATATAAAACCCATGAATGAATTATTTGAGAGAGTCCAGGAGCAACTAAATAATAATTGGCCGGTATCAAAAGAGGATATTGAGGAGCTTCTCAATCTTGCGCATATCGCATCGCATATACTCGATCGGCTTGTTGACTCTGGTCAGGCTTTCCAATCTCTTCGTGATAAATAGTGCTTTTATTCTCTAAGTGCTGAATCCATCCCTTTTCGTGAGAGAGGCATATAATTTTCATACTCTTTTTAGCTATCTCTTGCCCGGCCATTATATCCGACATCCTTTTGTGCTTCCATTCCTTCATATCGAACTTTATATCCTTAGTGTTGAATGCTGATACTCCAGTTCCCGGTATGTCCAACTCGTAATCTCCGTTCACATCTTTGAGGCATTGATACACCAAATGTCCTCGATAATAATCTAGTCCGAAGCCTAACATCTTTCGGCCATGAAAGGTAATCCAAGCTCCGGGATATTTTTTCATTCCTTCTTTGATTCTCTCCACGTAATCAGGAGGATAAATCAAATCATCATCGCATGATAGGTATATACCCTCACTCTCCGGAAGCCAATAGAATTTTGAGTTGTCGGTATAATCCTCACCGGTCATTACTTCGGCATCTTTGACATCGGGAACATAGTCATTGGCATATACCCGAACGGTATCAACTTGATGCTTTAGTGAGTCAATTACACCCTGCAAGGTATAACGCCGGGATTTAATCGTTGCTAGGTTGGCCGTTATCATATAATTCAATTTTGAATGCGATGTAAAACGTGATAAAAGCAATTCCCACTCTCCAATCTGCCCAAAAACAAAGAGATAAAGCAAGTAAGTAACAAAAGAGTCCAAAGATTTTCATAGCTAAAAGATATTATGATGGCCGATAGTCATAACTATTGGTTAATTAGAGGCGTTTTTATTCGGAGTTCTGGGTGCATCATTGATGGATGATTGCCATGCTTAACCAATGACTTTTTAGGGATATACATCGCGACTGCGTTAATAAAGAATTGCGTTGATTGATACGCACCCACTCCCGAACTCATCTCGGGATTCTCAAAGCGAACCGGATCAATCGGAGGCATAGTAAAATCTAAGACCTCCAAAGCCGAACGATTGCAATGATACCCACAATCAGTAAAACCTACCTGGATGGAGGGAATGCCGAAAAAGTCTTTATCTACCGGCTTACAAGCGATAAAACATTGAGTTCTGCCATCATTGAGGAGATTGTACGCAAACGGTTTCTCTCTCTTGAACCGGGCTAAGGTTTCCCAATCGACTGAATGGAAGTCATCGGCTAGGAATGTAAAATACTCATCATCGGAGGCTTTACATCTTTGGAGGGCATAATGCCAATTAGCCCAAAATCCCTCCCTGCCTTTGTGGGTTAACCGATGGAACTCGCAACTGCCTACAAATGGCATCGCGTCAAAATCAGAACCATCGTCAATAACAATCGGTTTCTCCGGGCACTCGTCAATCAATCTCTTGAGCATCTCCGGCCGGTTGTATGAGAATATGACTATCATTCAATCTCTGTATCTAGCACTTGATACGTCATTGTGCATCGGCAATTGATTGTATTACCGGGAGAGCCTGCCCTATCTCCAGGATGTTGGAGTTGTTCACCGCTCACATTAAAGGCCTGATCTAATGGGATGCCCTTGTCCTCATCCATTGAATAGTGATCGAACCTATCCTCTGGATCTAATCCTCTTGTCCTATTGTCGCGAGTTGCAAGCCAAAACTTCTGCATAGGAAATCCGGTTTCCTGCGCTCCCATTAAAGAACCTGCGTTGGAGGCTCGTATTATCTCCGTTCTACCTATAAGCTCGGCGCGCCGTTCGGATATTTGATATAAGTCGAAAAGGTTATTTTGAAACTCCCTTATTCCCCAACCCTCGATGATGGCTCTCTCTGCAACTGATCGGATTCCGTTTTGTGTGTAAGTATCAATCCCACCGATTAGATCCGTTGTATTTCCTTCGAACCACCTCGCTACCCACTCATCCCAATTTATCTCGGTCTTTAGTGCCTTTTGTGTGAATTGAGAATAGGTATCTTTTGCAAATTGCTTCATTACCCTAGAGTACACATTGAACATCGCATTCTCCATCGGCGCTCTGCTTATGATATACTCTGATGATAGTCCGCTTTGCTTCACCTTATCGAGGTATTCATTGGCTTGAGCCTTTAACGCTCGGGAGAACTCCGTTTTAGCGTATTTTATATAAGAAGCTCGTTTACGGTCGATTGTTTTCCACGTCATAACCTTGAGCTTCTCTTTTCTGTATTGAGAGCTACAAATAGCTATGGCTTGCTCTTGAGGAGTTCCCTCGTTGGTAACGAACCGGATGCACCGGCTCATAAAAGAACCTTCGGCCTCGTTAGGCTTTGGATTTGGTATTGGCATATTCTTGTTTCAACCGCTTTATGTCATCCTCTGTCATTTCAAATGTAGTATCGGGAATAAGATTGGCCGGTATGTATCTCGCCTCATCTCCTATTGGCTCATATCCCATTTCAATTCTCTTCTCGTCTAGTGTGAGCCACCACGCCTTTTCTAACCAATCTACCTTTTCGCTCGTTTCTTGGCCTATGGCATCAATCGATTGAATGTCAAAATCTAGATGGTATTTCTTATCCTTAAATCTCGGTACAATAGAGCGGTTCATTTCCGCGAAATCCCTCACTAAGGAAGGAATGACATTGTCCATGTATAACTGTTTACGCGATTGCTCTTTATTGGCGTTGGTTTTATTGTCCGGATCATTTAAAAGCTCGGAAGGGAAATTAAACACATTACATACATCTCTCTGCGACATCTTTCCGCTCTCCAATATCTCTAAGTCCACCGGAGGAATGCCAAATGCCTGGAATCCTAGTTTAGCACTTGATACGAGCCATGACTTGTAATTGTCCGGTCCTTGCATACTTCGGAGATAATGCTCCAACTGTGAGCGTTGCTCCTCTGTTAATCGGTCAATATCCGGATCATCCGGAAATACCACTCCACTCGCTCCACCATTACGGAAGGCTTTAGATAGTGCGTTATCTCCATCATTACCCAATCGGATAGAATTACGTGCGGACTTGAGCGGACTCATACCGTAAAGATGAGAGCCTACTCCATCGTAATCAGGATTCCAATACTTCCAGTGCATAACAGAATCCGCCTCTAATCTCTCGCCGGAATATCCGTACACATCTAGGATGTAGGCCTTGACTAGACTCTCATACGAGGCATCCGCAATCAGCTTGGTAAATTGGGAAGGCATTACCCACATCTCGCCTATACTTCCATCGCCCAACTCAACAAAATGCGTATATCCGTTGCCGGTTATGAGCTGAAACCCCTTCATATTCTCATACCATTCGGGATAACCTTGCAATGGATTTGGTTGATGTATCAGCTTGTATAAAGGATCGCGATCATCTAAGACATCCTCAAAGGCTTGCTCTTTCAATTCGAGAGCGTAATCGATATTCTTTTGTGTTGCACCGTTGCGCATTGCATACTTCATGGAGCGATACTGGTGTGCTTTTTTTACATCCTTAACCTCATGAACTACCGGAGGAACGGCCGAAGCGGAGCGCGTAATCCCATTTACCACCGCATAGACATCCGGATTATTAGAATAGGCATCCTCTACATATCCCTCCTGCGTATCAGCGAAGGATATAGGCATTCCGGATTGATAACGAAACAACTGTCGGTTTAGCCGGTTGTTTAAGCGTTGTTTTTTGAAAGGGATTAAATCGCTGAAATTCATTTGCAAATGTTTTGATACAATTTAACAATTTTTTACGAGTTAATAAATAAAGAAACATAAGCCGGTCAAAACCTATGTAACAAACAGAAGATACAATGACCTATATCAAATCAAATTCTAGTTTTTTTCTCCGGAGCTTATCGGTCAAACAATACCTAATTGCATCGATGCCATGATTGAAATCGTCTATCGGTTTATTGGTTGATACGCCATGCCTATCCTTCGCCCAAATATACGAAGAAAATTCCTCAATTAGATTCTTACTTGATGTATGTACCACAATGGGATATTCATTCATTCGCTGAATGCCGTACATAATCGAATCTCTACCCTTTTGCGCCGGAGATACCCATATTCCCTCCCTCTTTAACTCTTCGATGCTTTTAGGCTCGGCGCTATCCGCTATGATTTGATCCGTAATACCCAAATCTTTCACGTACCGACTAATATCTTGGTTTGTGAGGCCTTTCCGGTATATATGCTCCTTGACATACAGTTTACCCGAGTGCAGTCGCACCTCAATTAAGGTTGTTGGATCGTTTGTAAATCCGAAGTCCATCCCGAAGGCTCTCCATTTGTACTCCTCTGGCCATTCGCTCGATGTTTCGAAATTTGGAAAGATAAGCCCTTCCAACCTTCCCACTTTACCCATTCCATATACTAGCCACCGGTATTCGTTGGCCGTACCACGTTTTATATTTTCCGGAGTTGGCTCATAACTTTCTATTTTCTCCTTGATAGCCGGCGCGATAAACTCATTATCGTTATACGTTGTTATGCACCACTCGACATCCTCTCTGCCTTGTAATTTATCGTGCGCCCAAAATCTCGCACTTGGATTGAAATCGAGTATTGTTTGTTTTGTGGTCCTAATGTTGATTTGCTCAAATATACCGTATTTAATCGCGTTGGCCTCATTGAAAAATGCGATTGTCCTTTTACCGGAGCGAGCATCGTACTCATCCTGGAATGACTTAAATTCCATTATCGAACCGTTAACGCACTCAAAGATACGATCCGATTTATTCTCATACGGCCAATAGAGTTTTAGTTCCGGAGTGTTGGATAGTATCGTTTTAGCATCTCGATAAGCGCCGGACTTTAAATTGGGAACATCCTCTGCGATTACTGTGATTGTTTCTTTATCCTCCGCTCCCACCATAAATAGATGTTGGAGTATCGTGTAAGTTTTTCCCGAGCTACTTCCGCCTTGTTGAACGTTGATAGGCTTATTTTTTAGGAGGCTTTGATGAACCTTTTGATTCATCCCCATCCGGAACGTTTCCATAAACTACCTCCAATTTTGGGAGCTTTACTTCTCCACTGTGTTCTCTGTATTCCATCGCTAAGGCCTTCCGTTCATCATTGGTTGCTAGGAGCTTGTATAGAGCCAGGAGTCCGGCAGGTGATTTACTTTGATGCAACTTAGATCGTATTGATACCTTTGTGCGCATCGCGTTTTTATTGAGCCTTTCTTTTATGGCCTTCGATTTCTCCGAATCAGGAGGGAAATGCTCATAGAATGTACTCTCTGCAATACCTAAGTAAGCCACTACATCAGAAACAAAGAACAATGTATTTTCTTCTATCTCCTGCAATGCTTGGTTATATAACTCATCGGTATTGTAGGCCATTTATCTCGCGATTTTTTGATTAGAGTCAATATAAGAATTTCCCTTCTTTAAATTATCATTCGCCCATAGAGGCTGTAAATTATCAAGCGAATAGCATTTTTTAAAATCATCACAATTAACACTATTGAAATTAAAACTAGATATGGGTCTTATATGATCTATGTGCCATTCACTCATATTATCCCAACTCATTCCTTCACTAAACAACGATTCAAAATGATTTTTTAATTCTTTAATAGAAAAAGATAAATAAGAGGATGTTACAGTGTTATTTTTTAACGAGTACCTTAGGCTTGCGTTTATCCTTATTCTTAAATTAGTAATAGGGTCTTGTCTGTATTTATCTCGTGCATATTGCGATGCGCTTTTATACTTTATACCTAATTTTCTGTTTGGCCTTATGCTTCTTATTTTATTTAAAGCATTTTTTATTGGTTGAGAAAATTCCGGCCTTTCCTCGTAATTATAGAATGATTTACGGCTATGGAATCCTAAATGCAAGGCTAGTCCGGTAACGGTTGGCCTCTCCGGATTGAGCGCAAAGTAAGCATCGATTGCCTCTTGTAGCTCCTCAACTGTTTTATATTTTAGAGGCCTTCCTGCTTTCATTTAAACACGCTTTTGATTGCTCCCTCTGCGATAGCCATTATCTCGGACTTGGTAATCTTTTGGCCGGCTTCGCTTGCCTCATCGGTTGCTTTGATAAGTTCCTCTGATAGGTACTCAACTAGTACATTGAGTTTGGCCTTGAGTCCTGGTCCGGTTTTTAGTAAGCCGAGCGCAAACATTCCGACTAAGCCGATTACATAGATGGCAAATTGAACGATTGTTAATTCTGTAAATTCCATTTCGAGTAATTGTCTTATCCCTGCGACATTTAATCCGAGAGATGTTGCGATTGTGGTTATGAGTAAATATACGAATTTTTCGAATGGATTGATATTCCGGAGTTTTTTCTTAATCCGGTAAGGGAGGGAGCGCTTAATCGGAGGGAGAGGAGTCTGTTTTACTTTGCGTAAATTGATGTCGAGGTTGTGAAAGCACTTTGTATCGGAACAAAGATTCAGATCGTGATAGTGATCTTTGCAAAGTTCACATTTGATCGCGTTCGATTTTACCTTTTTGGTATTCATTGTATGCCTTCACTAGCATATACACCGCAACGGCCGTTGCCGATACGATACTTGGGTTTACGATTATTGTTTCCGCTAGACTTCCCTCCATGAGAGAAATCATCCAGGTGGTGATTGTGCCGAATATACCGAAAATTGCTTTGGAGTCGATTATTTGCATAGTGAAGTTGTTTTATACAAATTTACAACTTTTTACAATTTATCGAAAGTCTATTCTATGATTTTCACAATATCGTATAACTCTATATGCTCCCAATCCACCTTATCCCGATTGGAGATAAAGAGATGTTTGCCTCTGTATTTCTTATCGATGTGAAAGCCTCCGAATGCAAAGAGTTCTCCTGGAGGATAGTAACATATACGGTTGATGTTTGGGTTCGCGTATAGAGCTAAGAGTAGCCGGTTAAAACTGTCGTAATTAGTGAGAGATGGCCTCAAATCTATCGCTCCCGAACCGTTAAAATAGTGTTGGCTTGAGCCTTGCCCAAAACGAACGGAGTCGGTAATCTTGATGGGGAAGCCCACTAAGGAGCGCACCTTGTTAAGCTCATTAATCCAAGTCTTAATCTTTGGGATGATGTTCCTCTCCTCTACTTGTGGGTGATCGAGTTGCTCATCTTTGATAAATTCGGTTAGATTGAAATAGCTCATTTCTCCTTCTCCATTAGTAGCATTATTGCTCTCACTACTTGAAAGCTCGCATATTGTGCCTTGCCCGATCTAAAATAATGTAGCCGGCTCATTGTAACTCCGGTTTTTTGCATTACTGTGGTGAGGTTTTGATCTTGTAGCCAATCCCATACCTCCTGCTCTTCTTTCATTGCTTGTGTCATTTTATTTATTTTTTAGTGGTTGTAAAATTATACTCATCCAATACTCCTTGACTGTATGCGTCATCTAAGGCATCTACTTCCTCGCTAATGAAATAGTTTGCTAGGTCGATAGCTTTTGTATAGGCCTCTACTTCCGCAGTAAATCCATCACTTTCATCTCTTATCATTTCTAGCTCTTCAATCAGTTTTTGCATTGGTGTTTTCATTGTTTCTCCTTGTTTTTAGCCGTCCATCTTTCCATCTCATATAATGCGTTTTCCCAGCCTTCCTGATGCTTTTCGTCAAGTGAATCCAATTCCTTATCAATCCAATGGTTATCGTTTAGAAGGATAAGTGAAACGCCTGAAACAATCTCATCATAACAAGTCGATTGTGTTACTATTGATTTTAGTTCTTGTAAGAGTTCTTGCATCGGTGTTTTCATTGTGCAGATTTTAGGGTTTTTGTTGTGCAGATTGTAGTCAAGTTTTTTGCGCAGAATACTTGACAAATTGAATAAGGTGTGAGGACTTTCTTTATTCCAAAAATTGGGTGGATTCTCCTCAAGCGTTTGCAACCGCTCTTTACATATCATACCAACAAGTTTTGCCTTATTCAATCGTCTTTGGTGTTAAAGGTTTGAGTTTTGCGCCTTTTTACGTTCTTCAATTCCATAATTAGACAATTTAGAACCATACACATAAATGAATCTGTAAAAGTCCTGCATAAGTTCACCAAACATAGGAGAGAAGGTTAACTCTCCCGCAATGGTGTATGCTATAATAACTGCATCGTACTTGTTGGTTGGATTAACAACAACCTTAGTCCTTATACCTGTTGCCATCTGAATTTCTTCAGCAACCGTTTCAGTATAGTCAAACCGTTTACTTACTTTGTACATTTCTCTTTGGTGTTAAAGGTTTACCCACTTCCACCCAAAAAACAATCTCATCATAGTGCGATGAAACCAATTTGGTTTGTAAGTGAAATTGATTTGAAGATGAGTATAGCGGTCTGTGCCTAATCTGTAACCACCCACATAGGTTGGTTCTTTAAATGTAGTATAATTGTTTGAATCAATGATGTTTGTTTTCATTCGTCTATCCTTTTGTAGTTAATGCCGTTTAAGGTTATTACATCGTTTGGCTTGGTTTCTGCATCAGAATTTATATGATATACTTTCTTACCGACTGAGCCATACGCTAATTCATCCCAATCTTCACTATATGTAGTGTCTGGCTTAGAGCGATTGCCTATTATATCACCTCTAGAATTTTCGTAGGCAATTAACAGTTCACGTTGTTGCCTAACATTGTATATAGCAAATAATTTTACTAACTCATCTGCTAGTTTTCCAAAGTCGTAGAAATAAATAGCTTGTATTGTTTCCCCTGTTTCCAAATTAAAGTCTGAATCATATTTATCCAGTACTTCTATTAAATCTGCTTTTGTCATTGTATCGTTTTTAAGTCGTTATCTGTTAATTTATCGGTTAGTGAATGAGTTATTGAGCATTTGCCATAATAAATCATTAATGAGACAAATATGCTATTTTTCGTGTCATTATTAAGTCGTTATTGTTTGTTTATCGGTTAGTGAATGAGTTATGCACTAATTAGTTTGCCTAAGCACCAATATACATCTAAGCATCTTTTCGCTCTTGTTGCTACTATTGTACCAGCAAACCTGCTATCGTCAGGGCAAACAAATATAGTGCTAACATTAGATAAGCCAAATAGCTGTTTTCGAGCTTCCGATTGGCTTATTTCCTTGTCTTTAAGTTTTTTTAATATTAAATCGTATTCTTTCATATCACGCTACTTTGTTTATCATTTTCCGTTACCACTCACTCCTCGCCTCTATCACATCGTCTAGGCTTGAAAATTCGCCCATAGGCGCACCGCAATTAGGACATACGACTTGTACATCGGTTACAGTACCGAAGCCATCAGAAAAAGAATTATCCTCAATCTGCAAGTCTTTTATCTCCAGGATCTCATCGGAGCATTCGCATTTTATCTCTTCCATACATCCTCCTTTAGTTTGTGGATTCGGCGCTCTCTCTTCTCGTATGCTAGAAATGACATCGAGATAATGAGAATCAATGATAGTTGTATCATCATTTGACTAATGGTTTCGCCTTCTAATGCGATTGTGATTAAAAATAGTATAGCTAAAAGTGCTTTCATAATACCTCCGGTTTTTCGTTAAATTCGTGCTTGATTGTGTTCTTTATTCGCTTGATAAATCCGCGTTTGGTTTCGTGATCTACCGAATAGTATGAAAAAGTATTCTCATTTCCATCGTACCGGCATACCGCACAATAGCGGAGGCCGTTTGGCATTGGTATGTCTTTTACTTGCATTGTAATCATCGTATGCCTCCAAATGAACGGTAATAATTGGTGATGATGTTCACGCTTTTATCGTAGTCTTTCATAGCCTCTTGGATAGCCTCTTTATACTCTTGTTGAGCCTCATAGATTTCGCCATGATAATTGATAAGATTCATATCCTCTTTTGAGATTTCCTCCTTATCGATTGCGGTTCGATAGTCAATATCGAGAGGCCACGTTGGCTCTCCATTATTTCCGGCTAAGAAGAAATCCATTGTTTCCTCGTCTAGTATCATTCCTATGCTTGTTAAATGTATCATTGTTCTGCTGTTTTGTTGATGTTGTTATTTATGACAACATATTTGTTGTTTTGTTGTTAGGTGTATCATTGTTCTGTATTGAAGGGAAGCCCGAAGGCCTCCCGATTGATGTTAGTTATTGAAATCTTCGCCGTATGTTTTAACGTAGTCTTTTACCAAATCGTTAAAATCTTCCTCGCCATTAAGTAGCTCCATACTTGTTGATTCGGTACTTCTAACCTCAATCTGATTGGTTAGATAAACTACTTCGCCAAAGAATGATTCTGAATAAAATGGCTTGTCTTGTATTTTTTGGATGATGCTTTGAATTGTCATTGTTCTGTGTGTTTGTTGATGTTTAACTTGATATAAATATACATCGTTGATAATTCATTGTCAATAGGTTATCAAAAAAAAGTGCAATTATTTTTCAAATCGTGCCTCATACTCCGATTTAAGCCGATTAAAATACGATTCCGCTTTGCTATTTTGGAATAAAGGATTGAATTGTACCCCTCCTATCATTTGGATCGTCTGAAATAAATCTCTTATCGTATGATCCGGTAGGCTCTCCAGTTTCGTTCCTTTTTTCTCCGGTAGTTTAAGAGGTTCGTTTCTCTTGGTCCACTCCCTCACTATGTCATCAACGGCTTTACTCATAGCCTCAACAAAGGTTGCAATGTTATTTCCCTTCCTCTCGTATTGGCCTGATACTAAGCCATTCGCAAACTCGACAAAGATAAATCCGATTGGTATATCCAATGGGAGGCGATTATTCTTGATGATGGTATGGATCATCCATTGGTTGAAGTACTCCGCTCTGATAGCCGTTTGTTGTTTTTTATCGTGATGCGATGGAAGGTTCTTTGTTGCTCCGAGATATTCGTGCAACTGATAGATCGAAGTGAGTAAATCCTTATCGGCCTCGAAGTTGGTATATGTTGACTGGAGAAGTTCCCTCCTGGTCATTGTGTCGTTGTACTTCATTGATTCGCTCGAGTTCGGAGAGTTGCTGATAGAAGTCATTGCTTGAGTCATTGTTTTGTTCTTTAGGTTGATAGTTGTTCCAATCCTCTGTCCATATTTCGGAGTTGAGGAAAGTGTAAGGATTTTTCCGGTACTTCTCATCCGGCTGATGTGCTTGGTATATAGGGATAAATTCTAGGATGGCCTCTTTGTCTTTTACCGGTAGCCGATTCCATTTAGCCTCGCATTTCTTTCGGTCAATCTTTTTATCGTAAGCATCCCAAAAAGAATCGAACAATAGTATTTTATTCCCATTATTAGAGTTATTAGAATTATTAACATTATTGTTTGTGTCCACTTGCGTTCCATTTGCGTTCCGTTTGCGTTCCGTTTGCGTTCCATTTGCGTTCCGCGAATCCTGATAACTATCGTAGTTGCAAACAGTTAAGTGTGTCGTAATTTGAACATTTTTATATTCAATCATTGAATCACTTTGTAACAAATCGAAAAAACGTTTTACATTGGATTTACTCCAGTTCCACCGCTTCCCCCACTCTTTCATTGAGCGTATTGATTCGCCTCTTTTGCAAGTGAGAAGTGTTCCTTTAATGAGAACCTTTTGCTCGGAATGATTGGTTTCTAATAGTATATCAATCCAGGCTTCATACTTAGTGAATTTTCTATTTTTAGGATAAAGCCAATGGTCCTCAATAGTTCTATGTAGGCTTATCCATCCCTTTGGTTGTTTCATAAAAAAAAAGGGAATATCCAAAGGTCGAGCATAACCTAAGAACATTCCCAAATCTAAGGATAGATTTCCTTCGTGTATGCTCCCACCTAAGAAATCCATCGAGTTAGTAATTAGTTTAAATATACGGTTTAATCTGCAAATTGCATAATCTCGCTCTCTAAAACATCCCTATCAAAGAGAAACCATTGAACCACTACATCCAATACTCTATTGTATAGATCATCGAATCTCTTTTGTCCCATACTGTCGAATGATATGCTCTCGGCTCGGTATTGCTTATTTCCCTTTAGATCGATGTACTCTTTGTAGAAGCCTGCCCTCTTGATGAGTTCGTGCCTTAAATCGTCTTGAGTTGGAAAATGCCTATCGAATTGCTCCGGCATATTATCATATACGACTCGTATCAAAGCAAAGAATTTCCGATGATGTTGAACGTTCCTTTGGTCCAATGCTTTCGCCTGGAGTATATCTCCAATACCGACGCGACGCAGTTCTATTGCATCCTCATCAGTATATGGAGATAATCCCATCGATGTTTTAACAAGCCTCATAAACTCCGTTCATTTCAAAGAATCCGAACTCGTCTTTTTCTTTGTGCAATACGATTTCAAATATACCAGGATTATTTTCCACCTCAACAAAATCTATTAAGATCTTGTATGATTTTTTACGAGTAGGATATTTACCGGTTAAAGAGTAAATAATTTCACTCACTAGATTTTTGTCATATAAGTAACGCGCACTATTAAGAGTGAACATTACCGGAGTTTGTTTTTTTGTAATGAATACTCTATTGTCAGAGAATCCAATAGAAACCTTACTCCCTCCTTCAACTCCTAGTTTATTACGTGATGTTTTATAGAATGCAATCGCATTGCTTGCGTTTCCGTTTTTAGTTTTACCAAATTGAAGTGATCCATCGCTTTTCGTATGAACCCCTCTAGTATTTTCGTTTGGTCTTATTCTGTTCCAATTTATGTTCATTATTTTGTCCTTAAGTTATGGAGGCCGAAGCCTCCGGTTATTATTTTGCTATTGATAAGAAGTAATCAAAGTTCTGTTTGTTCACCTTGTACTTTTGTCGGAGCTTGGCAGGATTTCCGCCACTTTTAACAAAATCCTCTGCTTTATCCCATTCGGGCATCCCTTCATTGAGCCATACCTTATCATCATCATTGGTATTTTTGGCTTGAGGTTTTTTTGAGCCATGACTAGCATAATTCGCATCGTCATCCATCGCCTCTATCCCCATTAAACTTTGCAGGGTGTATCTACGGTAGTAAGTAACGGCAGAACCGATTTTCTGTGGATCGGACAAATCCGGCAGAGGTATAAAAGCCTCCACCGAATCTCCCGAGTCAACATCAACAATCCTTGTACCTACTGCGCCGTTCTCAATGGGTTGTAATAAAAGCAAATCCTCCGCGATGAGCGCCGGCCGGACCGCCTCAATTAGCTGATTCACATCGAAGTACTTGCTATTGAAAAACGGATTGGTTGAATCCTTCCTCATCTTGTCCATTGTGCTTGTAATCTTAAATAGCTTTTTATAGATGCTCATATTCTTGCCCTCTCCATTTTGATGTACCCTTTCCCATGTCGCACCGGCAGAGGCTCAAACAGTTCACCACTATGAGGATCTACTATGTCCGCTTTTAATTTAGTAGCTTGCTTGAGCTTCTCCTCTACTAGCTTGAGGGATTCCTTGTATTCGTTCCATACATGGCTCGCTTTATAGTCTAGGGATGTACGGCCTTTCATGTGGGAGATTTTATAGCCATCGACAATCAAATCCTCGTTGCCCATTCGTGTAATCTCATCCACTAAGCCATCCTCTACCTCTTTGATGACTTCCTCCAACTCGCTCTTTAATGCTCGCAGTTGGATGTATGCTTTGGAGGCCTTAATGTTGCCCTCCTGGTACTCATGTAATAATTCGTAATGATTCATTGTATTTCTGTTTTGTTTAACGTTGACAATCAAATATAAAAAGTTTGACAATGAATGCAAAATTATTTATCATGCCCTTGAACCATAAATAATGATAAAAATGGAAAAGGTAAGAATAACAATAGAAGTTGATCCGAAATTGAAAGAGGCTTTTTTACAGAAGGCTAAAAAAGAAGGGCGTACAATGAAATGGCTCATAAAGGAGTACATTAAAAAGTATATTGACTAAACGTATGTCTAGGGTTTTGAACGGCTCTAGGCTTTTTCCGGAAAATCCGGAAGTTAGGCACTGTATGATGATCCGGGAGGGCTTCGGCTCTCTCGGTTTTGCTTATGACTTACACAGAATTTAAACATATCACCTACCATACCCCTCTCTCCGAAGAGATAAGGGAGAAAATAGCTAAGGCATACGGAAAGAATTATGCCTCTGTAACACTAGAGGATATATCTATTGAAGATGCTCATGTGTTGACCGATTTGGGATATATCATCCATCACAAAAACAATAAAATAGAGATACAATTATGAACTTTATGCTTGGAATGATTACCGCGCTTATTCTCAATTACTTCTACAATAAATTCAAATACGCCATATTGATGGAGCAATTCGAGATAGAATGGGAAAAGAGATCCAGAGAGTACATTAACCTTTTCAGAGAATGAATAAGATTATATTTGACACGCAAACGCCTCCGGATTTTGGAGGAGTATTCGATGGAGATTCCTTTGGTGAGTTGGAGTTTCGCGCTTGGGTTAATACTGCCACCACGTACCCTCGAATTAAACTCCGGTCCACTAATAAAAATGATCTCATTGTGCGCATCAAAAAGATGAGAAAAAACAAAGGGATTGAGTTGGAG